CGCCTCCTGCGTCTTCCTGCTGGCGCTGCCGGATGACGCAGGAGGCGACTGATCATGGACGAACTCACACTCGACGAGCTTCCACAGCCAGAAGCGGAAACGACCGTCTCCCCGGATGAACTCTGCGTCGACGGCGACAACCCGAACGAGCAGTCCGACGAGATGTTCGGGCTCCTCGTGGACAACCTTCGCGAGAAGGGCTGGATCGGCAACGCGATCGTCGCGAACACGGGTGACCTTCCTGGGTACGACGGCAACGCTGAGGGGCTGATCGCCGATGGCGAGCACCGCTGGCGGGCGGCCCAGGAGGTCGGCCTCGAGGAGGTCCCGGTCAAGCTCTACGACTTCGAGGACGACGCCGAACGCCGGCTCTGGCGCCAGGAGCTCAACAAGATCTCCGGCGAGCACGACCCCAAGCGCGACGCCCTCGAGTACGACTACCTGCTGAACGCGGGGCGCGGCGAGGACGTCCAGGACCTCGTCGACGCGGCCGACGAAGATCTCGACGAGTTGCTCTCGGAGATCCGCGTGGACAACGCGACGGCGCCCGCCTACGAGTACGACCCTACGACACAGGTCCACTTCGAGGACGCTGTCGCAGGTCTCCACGAACACGTCGACGACGACAGCGTCGACGTCGTCCTCACGGACCCGCCCTACGGCGTCGATCTCGACTTGAGTGAGACGCTGGGGAGTTCGGAGACCGAGCACGCCGGCTCGCTGGAGAACGACGGCTACGAGGAAGCGGTCGACCTCTGGCGGGCGATCGTCCCCGAACTCAAGCGAGTGCTCGCCGAGGACGGCCACCTCTACGCGTTCGCCTCCTGGAAGACGTTCGACGACTTCTGGGACGTCCTTCAGGACGCCGGCTTCGAGGTCCTCAACTGCGTCGTCTGGCTGAAGTCGGCCCCGAACAACCAGACGTCGTTCGGCAGTGGCGGCGTCCGCTACGGCTACCAACACGAGTTCATCCTCTACGCCGTCCACGACGTCGCCGATGCCCGATCGCTCGACCGGACGGTGTCGGACGTCATCCTGCACAAGCACTCCTCAGACGGCAACGAGCACCCGACCGAGAAGCCGGTCGGCCTTCTGGAGACGCTGCTGGAGCAGTCATCTTCCCAGGAGGATGTCGTTCTGGATCCGTTCCTGGGCTCGGGGAGCACCGCAGTGGCGGCGCTTCGGAACGAGCGCGATTGCATCGGCTTCGAGGTCGACGAGGAGACCTACCGCCAGGTGATCGAGCGACGCGTGGCCGAGGCCGAGCGCCAGCTCGAGGCCGGCGTCAACGCCGGCGAACACTGAACGAGACTGAACATGAGCGACACCGACTACCGGGCGATCGACATCCCCGAGGACAAGCCGCCCGAGGATTACCACTGGTCGGAGCGGCGAGCAGAGATCCTCGAGTTGATCGAGAAGGCCGGGCATCCGGACTCAATCAGCCAGACGCGTTTAGCCTCCCGGTACGACGTCTCGAAGAGCCAGATCTCTCAGGACAAGGCCCGGCTGCAGCAGTACGTAGTGGGCCGGATGGACGAGGACCGCGTCGACGCGATCACGGCCACGGTCTACGAGACGGCGATCCGGAAGCTCATGGAGAACGACGAGTACCGGAAGGCGGCGAAGACGGCGTCGGAGTGGAACGAGTGGCTCGGCAATCGCGGCCACGTCGGCCGCGAGCCCAACCGTCTGGAGGCCAACCTGAACCAGTCGACTGAACACGAGCTCGCCGAGGACGAGCAGGAACTCGCGCTCGAACTCATCCGGCAGCGCCAACAGCAGGACGACGGGGGGCTGGCCGATGTGTAGCATGAGCAACGACGTCGACCCAGAAGCCGCAGCGGAGCGCCTTGCCGCGGCGACGACGTCGCCGGAGACCAAACGGGACTTGCTGAACCCCTTCGAGGGGCCGGCCTCGTGGATCGACTTCGCCAACGAGCTGACGCGGAACTACATGGCCGAAGAGATGGAGGATGACCCCTACCACCTCCTGGGCGATCACCACGAGCGCTGGCTCGAGGCGTTCGACGGCGGCGACCGGGTCCTTCTGTGTCACCGTGACGGGTTGAAGACGACGATCACGCTCACCTACCTGATCGCCTCGCTGGAGTACAAGGACGGCTTCCGGGCGATCTGGGCGATGAACAATCAGGGCTCGGTCAAGAAGAAAGCCGACACCGAGTTCTGGAAGATGGTCGAGCGCAACGAGTGGCTCACCAACCTCAACGGACCGCGCAAGAAGGACACGATCGAGGCCAAGGAGTTCGCGAACGGCTCGATCATGAACTCGGGCTGGCTGTTCGGTGGGATTGAGGGCGACCGCGCGCACCTGCTCGTCCTGGACGACATCATCAAGGAGAAAGGCGACGGCGACACCGAGGACGTCCTCGACTGGATCCAGGCCGTGTCCGTCCCGATGGTCAAGGAGGGCGGCCGGACGGTGATGATCGGGACCCGCAAACGCCCGGACGATATCTACAACGACTACCGCGCTCTCGAGGGCTACGCGTTCGACGAGTACCCGGCGATCCTCGACTACTGGGACCAGCAGTTCGGCGCCGATGACGACTGGGCCGACCGGCGGCCCGACGAAGAGCTGTACACCGAGGTTGAGGATCCTTGGAACGAGGGCGAGACCCTCCAGGTCCTCTGGCCCGAGGCCCGCGGCCCGGAGTGGCTCGCCCACAAGCGGTCCCAGATGTCCGACCACCGCTTCTGGCGGGAGTACTGCCTCGTCATCATGGGGTCGTCGGGCAACCTGATCGACGCGACCGATGTCCGGACGCCCGCCCAGGACGGTGGCTGTTCAATCGACGATCGCGACCCGCCGCCGAAGTACCGCGCCGGGCCCGGCGAGGCCATCATCCTCGGCCACGACCCTGCGAACTCGCCCACCGGCGACGATGCCGCGTTTTCGGTCTGGCTCCTCCAGCGGGACGGCCGGCGCCGCCTCCTGGACGCCCACGCCGAGGTGGGGATGCAGCCCAGCGAGGTCAAGACCCAGCTGGTCGAGTACGACCGCCGATACGATCCGGCGATGATCGTGATCGAGAACAACGGGATGCAATCCTACGTCGCCGAAGACGCGATCGAGTTCGACGCCCAGCTGGCCGCGAAGGTTACTGGGCTGACGACCACCGGCGCAAAGCACAGCTGGGAGAACGGCATCCCGCGGATCCGGACGCTCGTCGACAACGGCTACATCCTCTTCCATCGCGGCCACCGGCCGACCGAGGACTTCATTACAGCGATGCAGTCCCTCGAGCGGCGTGACGGGAAGCTCCACGGCCACACACCGGACCTCATCGCGAGTTGGTACATGGCCGAGAAGGGCTTCCGCCGGCTGGAGGACATGGGCCTCGTCGACGATGAGGGCGCCGACGACCAGGCCGACACGGACGGCGACAGTGGCGGCCTGACCTATCTCTAACCCGAGAAACCATGAGTAGCGACGACACATCCGACGGCTTGCAGGAGCAGCGCATCGATCTCTCAGTCTCGACGCTCGACAAGGGCGCGACGATGTCGAAAGCCCGCGAGACGACACAGCTCGACGAGCGTCGGATCGCGATCGACGCCGGCCTCGGGATCCAGCCGCCGTACGACCCCGAGACGCTGGCGGCCTTCCAGGAGATCAACGAGACGCACCAGGCGTGCGTTCGCAAGAAGTCCCGCTACGAAGTGGGGTACGGCTTCGACATCGTCCCACACTCGCAGGCTGACGAGCCCGACCGGGACAGCGAGGCCTACAACGACGTCGAGACGTTGTGGCGGAGCGGCGATTCGCGCTGGCAGATCGGACCCGAAGGCACAGCGGCCTCAACCCCTGAGGAGGTCCTGGAGCTCGCCCGCCAGGACTACCATGGCATTGGGTGGGCGGCCCTCGAGATCCTCGTCGAGGGTGACGGGACACCGATCGGTCTGGCCCACGTCCCAGCGACGACCGTCCGAGTCCGGAAGACATCGAAAACGATCGAGACCGAGGACGGCGAGGAGAAGGAGGTCATCGAGAGCGGCCACGGGTATCTGCAGGTCCGCCAGGGCCGGCGCCGGTACTTCGGTGAAGCGGGCGACCGCTACGGTGACGACCCGACGTTCGTCGATCGAGAGACCGGCGATGTCGCGAGCGATCCCTCGGAGCTCGACAACGAGCCGGCAAACGAGCTCCTCTTCATCCCGAACCCGAGCCCGCTGTCGCTGTACTACGGTGTCCCGGACTGGGTCGCTGCGATGCAGACGATGGGTGCCGACCAGGCCGCCAAGGAGTGGAACCACGACACGTTCGAGCACCTCGGCATCCCCTACTACGTGGTCAAGGTCACGGGCGGCACGCTCACGGAGGACAGCCGAAAGGAGCTCCGGGAGCTGATGGACAACCTGAAGGGGACTCGCTACCGGACGGCGATCCTCGAGGTCGAGGAGTTCCTCGACGAGACGGATCTGGAGGGCGAGGACGGCGCCGAAGCCGACATCGAGCTCGAACCGATCGGCTCTCGCGAGGACCTGGACATGGAGTTCCAGGCGTTCCGTGAGCGCAACGAGCACGAAATCGCTAAAGTGCACGAGGTGCCGCCGATCCTCATCAACGTCACGTCGACGTCCAACCGAGCCAACTCCGAGGCGCAGGTTAAGGAGTTCGCGCAGGACGTCATCGCACCCGAGCAGGCCAAGTTCGAGGCCCGGCTCTACAAGATCCTTCACCAGACCGCGCTCGGCGTCGACGACTGGACAATCGACTTCGAGCTGCGGGGCGGCGACAACCCCAAGCAGGAGGCCCAGATGACGGAGCGTCGCGTGCGCTCCTACCGGCTGTCGGGCGTCGCGACGGTCAACCAGACGCTCGAGGAGCTGGGGCTCCCCACCCGCGACGACGAGATCGGCGACATGACGCTGGCCGAGTACGAGGCCGAGATCGGCGGCGACGCCGGCGCCGGCGGCGGTGGCGAGACAGAGGCCAGCCGGTCGGTCCACGCGCCGCCGGAGGAGAACAAGATCGGCGAGCGCGAGTGGGAGATCGTCGAGAACCAGCTCGCCACCAAGGACGCGATCGAGCAGACGCAGTTCAACAGCTCGAATCTCTCGGAGGGACTCTACGACATCGAGGCTCAGGAGCTCTACCTGAGCTTTGAGCGTCCGGACGGCCAGAACTCGCTGTATGTCTACGTCGACGTCCCGCAGTCTGTCTGGGCGGCGCTGACGAACGCTGGCAGCCACGGGAGCTACCACTACGAGCACATTCGCCTGGAGTACGGGTACATGGAGATCACGAACTTCCACTCGCGGTTGCCGGAGGGCCCGGCGCCGGATCCGGCGGACGTTCCGGACGACATCCCCAGCGGCATCTAACAGGCAGCGCGGTGCGGTTATCCCCGACTGGGCGGCGCGCGGTTCGACTCCGCGCCGGGGACCTTCGCCGGGGCAGTGCGGCCCGGCACTAAACGATGGCTGATTCTGAAACCAACCGAACGCGCGGCGAGAAGCGTGGCCTCGTGTCGACCGACGACGTCGACGCGGACGACGCTG